AGAAGACTTAATTAACCTTAATAAATTGTTAGGAGATATATAATGGAATTATCATTAATAAGAAGTTTAATGGATAAAGACTTTTATGATGAGCATAAAGGTTCTAAATGTCCAAATAGATTGTTCAGTAAGGACATACAAAAAATAAAATATACAATAGATAAAGCTATAGAAACTTATGGAAGAAGTGTTGCACCCAATGAAGTAGAGGCACTATTTATGACACAAAACCCTACTTTAACTACTGCACAAAAAACTGTTTATTCAGGACTTTTTTCTTCTATTAAAAGAGAAAATCCTATGGGTAAGGACATAGCACAAGAAGTGTTGTCTAAATTATTCAGACAGGTTGTGGGAGAAGACATTGCAAATCTAGGATTTGATTATGTGAATGGAACTAAATCATCTTTAGAGCCATTGAGAAGTATATTAGATAATTATGGAGAGGATTTTATCCCTAATCTTAATATTGAGTGGGATGATATTAGTATAGAAACTTTATTGGCTAAAAACTCACTAGAAACAAAATGGGGATTTAATATTCCTAGTCTAGTTAGTCATTTAGAGGGAATCAATGGTGGACATCTTATAGAAGTGGGAGCAAGACCCAACACAGGAAAGACATCATTTCATGCTTCAATAATTGCTAGTGAGAATGGATTTGCTAGTCAAGGAGCATTTTGTATTGTATTGTGCAATGAAGAACATACACACAGAGTAGGCTCAAGGTATCTAACTGCAGCAACAGGATTAAATATGTATCAGATAAAAGATAACTTAAATAGAGCACACGAACTTTATAATCCTATCAAGAAGAACATAAAGATAAAAGATGCTAATGATAAAGACATGGATTGGGTTGAGAGTATATGCAAAACATATAAACCTGATATTGTAGTGTTAGATATGGGAGATAAATTTAAAACACATGGCACTTTTGCTAGAGAAGACCAAGCATTAAAAGCTAATGCAATTTATGCTAGACAGATAGCAAAGACACATGGATGTGCTATATTTTATATGTCACAATTAAATGCAGAGGCAGAGGGTAAAGTAATACTAAACCAAGCTATGATGGAAGGCAGTAGAACAGGTAAAGCAGCAGAGGCAGATGTTATGATGTTAATAGCAAAGAATCCACCTGTAGAAACACCAAGTGGTGCAGAAAAAGAGGATATGCTACGACACATTAATATTGTAAAGAATAAATTATCAGGTTGGCATGGTAAGTTTGTATGTAAATTAGATTATCTAACTGCAAGGTATAGTGCATGACAAAATATACATTATACACCAAAGACGATATAGAAAAATTAAAAGAAGAGATAGAGGAAGAAGAAAAGGAGTCTAAAAGGTGTGAGATTCAAAATTATAATAAAGACAGGTATTCTAATTCTTTTGCAAGAGAAGTTAAAAGATTAAAGAAACTTGTTAAGTTAATCCAAACAGGTGTTAAAGTTGAAAAAATACATAGAGGATTAGCATTAATTAATGATAAATTTGTAGTTTCTCTATTGAATAATAAATGGAAAATACTACATAAAAATAAATGGTATTTACATAAACACGACTTACAACACTTTATTAATAACTATGTATTAAAGGAGAATAAATATGAAACTAACGATTGACGTAGAAAATACCACAACTAAAAGAGATGGTAAGTTACATCTTGACCCATTTGAACCTACTAATAAGTTGGTTATGGTGGGTATATTAGACGATAATGGCAATGAATATCTATATAATATGGAAAATGAAGTATCTGATATTCAAGATATGTTAAATAAAGCCACAATTCTTATAGGACACAATATATCATATGATTTAATGTGGCTTTGGGAATGTGGATTTAAATATGAAGGTCCTGTCTTTGATACCATGTTAGCAGAGTATATATTACAAAGAGGTATTAAAGAACCTTTGTCTCTTGAAGCCTGTGCAAATAGATATGATTTAGAAACTAAAAAACAAGATACTCTTAAAGAATATTTTGCAAAAGGTTTGGGGGTAGATGAAATACCGAAAGAGGAATTGTCAGAGTATTTAAGTGCCGATTTAAAAGCAACGCAAGAATTAGCTAACACTATATATAGAAAATTAAATACAGAAGAAAATGCCAACTTGATGAATGTAATATTATTTACGAATCGTGTTGCATTTTGTTTGGCAAAAATATATAAGAGGGGATTTCAAGTTGATAAGAATGCACTTGAGCAGGTAAGGAATGAATTTAATCAAGAGAAGACTACTATAGAGGCTAGATTACAAGAACAAGTGAAAAAATTAATGGGAGATACACCTATCAATTTAAATAGTCCTGAACAGATGTCTTGGATTATTTATAGTCGTAAACCACAAGATAAAACCATGTGGGCAAATAATTTTGATGCTTATATGAAGGATGCAGATTATAAAAGAAAAGTAAAAGAGCATTCTAATTTAGTGTATAAAACCAATGCAGTTCAATGTAGTGCTTGTTTAGGAACAGGGTATATAAGAAAGATAAAGAAAGATGGAACACCTTATAGTAAGCCTACTAAATGTGAACATTGTGAAAGTCAAGGGTATTTATTTATACCTACGAAAGATATAGCAGGATTAAAATTCTCTGCACCAAATTCTAAATGGGTAAGTGCAAATGGTTTTAGTGTAAACAAGTCTAATTTGAATGTGTTGCAGAATACTGCTAAAAAGAATAATATGAATGATGCATATAACTTTTTACATGATATACAAAGATTGTCTGCATTAGACACCTACCTATCTTCTTTTGTAGAGGGAATACAAACATATACAAAGTCAGATGGCAAACTTCATGTGAGGTTATTACAACACAGAACTGCAACAGGAAGATTTAGTGGAGCAGACCCAAATATGCAGAATATGCCTAGAGGTGGCACATTTCCTGTAAAGAAAGTATTTGTTTCACGATGGGAAGGTGGTAAAATATTAGAGGCAGACTTTGCTCAATTAGAGTTTAGAACTGCAGCATATTTATCACAAGATAAAGTAGCAATGAAGGAGATTGAAGATGGATTTGATGTGCATAGTTATACTGCTCGTGTTATTAGTGATGCAGGTGAGCCTACTACTCGTCAAGAGGCGAAGGCACACACGTTTGCACCACTTTACGGAGCAACAGGCTTCGGAAGAACCCCTGCCCAAGCCACCTACTACCAACACTTCACGGAAAAATACAAAGAGATTGGGTTATGGCATTCCAGATTGGCTGAAGAGGTTTTAAATAAAGGCAAAATAACAATACCATCAGGCAGGGAATTTGCTTTTCCTGATGCAAAAAGATATTCAAATGGTAAAATATCTCACTTTACACAAGTCAAGAATTATCCTGTGCAGAGTTTTGCTACTGCAGATATTGTGCCTCTAATTTTATTAGAACTTGATGCTAAATTGTCAAGATTTGATTCTTGTATTGTTAATAGTGTGCATGACTCAATAGTTATTGATGTGCATCCTAGTGAAGAACAACAAGTTTATCATCTTATAAAACAGATTAATAGTAGTATGAAAAACATTATAGATAATCACTATAATATTGATTTTAATGTGCCTTTATTATTAGAAGCAAAAATAGGTAATAATTGGCTTGACACTACAGACGTATTGTGATATAACGATAAAACTTAAATGAAAGGAGAATGTTATTATGAATGATATGGTAACTATAAATACTGATAACTATGCTGCTATGGCGAAAGCTATGGGCATAGCCGAAGAGAAGCCGAAGACTTCTAATAGTCTGCCTAGATTGACTATAAATAGAGATGCAATCATGGGAGATGAAGAAGTCAAAGGTAAAATGACTAAAGTGGAACTTGTAAAAGGGGGAAATTTTAAATTATTTTTACCTGAAGAAAATGTAACTTATTATGGGGAAGATATTGTAATTAGACCTTTTATGCAGAGGTTTAATTTTAAAAGGTTTATACCTAACCATAATCCTAAACAGGGCGAGAAGAGAGGCAGTTATATGAAAACTATTATGGCAGATACTTTGAATATTGATTTAAAAGATAATCATGGTAGTTTTAATTGTGGTAAACCTTCAGGTTACATAAAAGATTTTCAGTCTTTACCCGAAGATATGAAAAAGCTATTAACCTCTATTAAAAGAGTTAGAGCAATTTTTGGAGAGGTTACTTTTGGTAAAACTTACGACATGGAAGGTAAAGAAGTATCTGAAACTATTACAAGTAAACCTTTCTTGTGGGAAGTTGATAATAGAGATGCATTCAAGTTAATGGGTGAGCCATTTAGTAAATTAGCACAAATGAAAAGACTTCCTGTGCAACATACTATGACTATTTCTACAGAGGTTAGACCTATGAATAATGGTGGAGTGTATTACATACCTAAACCTAATCTAAACTTAAAAGATACTATTCAAGTTTCCGAAAGTGACCAAGAGACTTTTAGTAATTTTATAGCTTGGATTGAAAATTACAATGGCTATATTACTAACCTTTGGGATGAAAAGAATCGCAATAAAGTATCAGAAGACGATATGAAAGTTGTTGATGAATTTGTAGAAGTTGATAATGGCTAGAAGTAATAATGCATTTGCTGCTCATGGGATAAATTACTTATCCCCTAGCAGTATTAATACTTATATAAATGATATGCCTATGTGGATTGCACGATACCTATTTGGAATAAAATCACCAAGTGGTGCGAGTGCAGTTCGTGGCATAGCACAAGAGTTTGCATTAGCAGAAAAATATGAGAAAGGAGTTTTTGACTTTAATCTTTTAGACGTAAAGTTTATGTCTCTTTGTGCAGAATCAGGAATAGATTTAGGAGATATAAAAACTGCAAAAGAGAAAAAACTACTTAAAGGCTTTGGCACTATTATTGATGAAAACTTTAACTACAAAAATCTTGTAGCTTACCAAGAAAAAGTAGAAGTTCCCATTGATGATATGCCTGTGCCTATTATAGGATATATTGATTTTAGATTTTCTGATTCTATTGTGGATTTAAAAACGACTACTAGAATGCCAACTAAACCAACAGAGGCACAGAAAAGACAAATGGCTTTATATTCTATGGCATATCCCAAAAATAGTGTGGACTTATTTTTTGCTACACCGAAGGAGCATAAAAAATTCACATTAAAGAATCTGTCTGCCTATAAAAAACAACTTATAAAAGTTGCTTTAGGGATACAGAAATTTTTGTCTATCAGTAATGATAAGCATGAGTTAGCTTCATTTGTATATCCTAACCTAGATTCATGGATGTGGTCAGGTATAAGAGAGGAAGCTAAAAAAATATGGAGTAATAAATAATGTCAGATAAAAAACTTGAAGATTTAAAATCTAATATTGAAAATATGGAGAAAGAGTTAGCAGAGGCTAAAAAAGCATATCGTGAAATGAGAACGAAAGGGTTACGAGATGCTATGGAAGCAAAGAAACTAGCAGATGAGGCAGTTAAGGAAGAGATGAAAGCTCTAGGCTATGGACACTCTCCAACTAGCTTCTCTTGGTACTGGAGAGATTTAAGCTAGTGTCAGGAAGAGCACAATTAGAAGATGGGTATAGGGGAACTTTAGAGAAAGATATAGTCAAAGGCTTAAAAAGCAGACGAGCAAAGTTTAGCTATGAATCTCTAAAGATAAGGTGGGAAGAATTAATCTACCACACCTATACCCCTGATTTCATATTAAACAATGGTATTATAATAGAGGCTAAAGGCAGATTTCTTCCTAGAGAAAGAGTGAGAGCAGTAGCTATTAAAAAACAATATCCACATTTAGATATAAGATTTGTATTTAGCAATAGTAATACAAAGATGTATAAAAATAAAGAGACTACATATGCCGATTGGTGCAAGAAAAAGAATTTTCTTTTTAGTGATAAGACTATTCCTATTTCTTGGATAAGAGAAAAGGGCAAGAATAACCATCCACCTTTTATAGACTGCGAGAAAAGAAAATAACATTAACCAAAATAAAAATAGGAGAAT